GGCCTGGTTCATATCGCCCACGTTCATATCGGCGATAGAGGCGAAACGCTTGCCAGATTCTACAAGTAACCCAAGCAGGCTCATGAGCACATTGCTTGGTTCTTTGATTGGCAACGGTATTAGGTTTTCTCTCAGGCTTGCACCCGTCGTATCAATATCGCGGAACTCGCCCGGTTGCAGTGGGTCGTCCTCGTCTCGGATTCTCATGCCTCTGGCTTTGAAACCGGCAGGTAGATTCGCGAGTGTTCCGGCATCAATCAATTGTCTGAGGATACTTGTGCTGGCCTTGGCCAACCCGCCAATCATGTGCGACAAACCCAATCCATAAAAACCGAGGCCAGGCAAAAATTTATACTGAACGAAGTAGTTGACCTTTTGTTTAAGAGGGTCATTCTCAAGGTAGTTTCTTCTGATAGACAAAACCTGTTGGCTTGGCTCATCTATCGTCACGATGTACGGCAGCTTCAGCCCAGTTGGCTGGCCGTCTGGACCCACATCCTCATATCCCGGTATATCCAATATAGTATGGACCTCGTAAACGGTCCGGTCTCGATCTTCCGCATAGCCTGGTGACTGACCCTCAATTTCATCGATCTCTTCTTCGATCTCGTCACGAGAAATATGGTAGGCACCGCCTTTCAGTTCGATATCTGCATAAAAACCGCTGAGCTGCTGCTTTCGGATTTCGTTCTTCGACATACTGAGAACGTGCGTCACACGCTCTGCGCTGAATAGGTCAGTGGCTTCATAAGGCACAACGAGGTCTTGTGGCTCGATAAACTTGCTCATGGCCTTGCTGGCTGCGGTGTCAAAGTAAACCTTCTTGAACGCGCTACCAGCAAGCGGCAGATAGAACAAAAGCATATCCAGCTCAGGATCGTACTCTTGCATCACGTTCATAATGTAGTAATTCATGAAGTCCTGAACGCGCTCCGCTTGCGCTTCAACCTCTGCGCTGCGTGCGCCCACGATCTCTGTCTTCACCGGCCCCTTGGCTGGTAACAATTCCTTATAGGCTTGTGCCTGAAACTGTGTAACCGCTTCAGCGAGGATCGGGTGGATGACGCCGGTTGAGCCTTGGAACGGATTGGACCGCGACTCATCAAACTTCATTCCGAGGTATTTCAAGCCATCAGTAAAGGTCTTTTCCCACTCTGAGCGCGACTCGATGTCTGCTTTTATCGAGGCCAATACGTCGCTGGACAAGGATGACAGCTCGCCCTGGTCCAAACGATCAACCAGGTTTTCGTTGAAGTCACCAACAGGCGCTGAACTCGTCGGAGCGTCTATTTCGTCATCAACTAGGATTTGCTCTTCGAGCACGAGGATCTGCGCTGCTTCGCGGATTTGATCTTCTCGACTAGGGTCAGGGATAACCTCGACCTCGTTGCCCATGGGTATGATGTCTGGATCGTCTGCGGTTCCCGCTTGCTGCTCTCTTCGCTCGATTGCCATCAGTAATACACCTTTCTGTCACGTCGCATGGGAGTCATCTCTTCGACATAGTCTCCATCAAGGGCAAGGAAACCTCCTTGTCTGAACCGCATCAAAGCCATGGTCGCCGAATCACAATAGTCATCGTTATCTCCGTAAGGAAAACTCGCCATCTCTTCAATGACCTCTTCGGCAAAAATCTCGTCTGGTGCCCATACCATGCCCGACTCAAAAATCGGAGCAACACTGTTCATTCGCGCAATCTTATCTTGACCTCGCGACGGTGTATAGGCAGTCACCGGGATGCCCATCCTGCGTAATTCTTGTGTGAGCGGCGTTCCCGACGCCTTGGCCTCAATCAGAACACAGTCTGGCTCCCAGTAACGATATTCTTCCCAGGCCAGTTTTTTCAGCTCAGGGAAGTCCAATCGCATACGTTTTGCGTCAAGCAAAATAATTTGCTCAACGTCCATGTATTCAAATACGGCCCACGTCGTAATTGCAGAGTAGTCAGCGGTTTCTTTCTTGCTGAACGCGGTGTCATAGCTTTGAATGACGTAGCTGTAGGCCGGGACATCTTTTTCCCACTTGTTCCACCATTCCCGCTTGACGATGGAACCCTCTTCCGCTGTCGGGTTTTGCATCCATTGCGCGTTCCACTTGGAAACCGGAAGCGAGGCTTTCACGCTCAAGAGTTCTTCTTTTCTCCAGAACTCTGGCCACAGTGGACTATCGGACTCCGGCATGATCGCAGGGAACTCAATAACATCCCATTGGTCAGCGTGGTCCTCGCCTTGTTTTTTGAGCACCTTCCCAACAAGATCCTTGGTGGACCATCGGGTCATCACAATGACGATGATCCCGCCCGGCTGTAAACGCTGTCGAGGGCCGGACGTGTACCATTCGTAGACGGCGTCCATAGCGGTCGGACTGAGCGCGTCTTGCTCACTGACCGGGTCGTCGATAATCAGCAGATCGGCACCTCGTCCTGTAATCGCACCGCCGACGCCAGCAGCGAAGAACTCACCTTGCTTGTTACTGGTCCAGCGACCCGCTGACTTATTATCGGCTTGCAGTTTCAGATCAGGGAACACTTCGCTGTATTGGTCGCTATCGATGAGGTTCCTGATTTTTCTACCAAACGAGGTCGCAAGCTCAGCGGTGTGTGTGGTTTGAATAATTTTCAAATTTCCGCGCAGCCCCATCATCCACGCAGGGAAGTAAGTAGATGCAAACTCCGACTTTGTGTGTCGCGGCGGCAGGCAAACTATCAGGCGCTTGAGCTTACCCTCTGCAATCTTGTTGAACTTCTCGCCGATAATCTTGTGATGACGGCCCTCTACAAAGTCAGGCCATTGGCTTTTCACAAAAGAAATGAAGTCTGCCTGACATTCTTCCTGTTTTTCGAGCTGGTCATATTTTTTGAGTAAGGCCATCGCCTCTGACCGTTCTTGGTCAGAGAGGATGTCAAAATCTTTGAGAGCTAACTCAGACATCTTCCCAAGCTTTCCCTTGGAATAACAACGCCTCGGCTTCTCTTCGTCTGACTAGTCCATCCAGCACCTGTCCGCCAGCCTTGTTCCAACGCCGCATCTCGTAAGGCACCTCATCAAAGTCCCCTTCATTCAAGCGTTTGAGCATCGTGCTGGTGCGAAGATTTGTGGGGCCAAGATTGAAGGTCCAAGCCACTAGGGCATCGAACTCGTTTTGTTTTAGATCTTGCTCTACGAGGTCGTTCACATAAAACTCAAACTCTTCCAGGTCTTTTTTGAGCATATCCTCGGCCTCTTGAGCCGTGCAGGTATCACCATCCGAAACGTTTTTGGTGTGACCATAGCCAATGGTGGGAACGTCGGCGGAACATCGATATGCCTCTAACTCGCAACCCTCAAACTTTTTGATCAGGGCCACGCCTTCTTCACTTGTCTTCTTCGGCAGCATCTGTCGTCTCCAAATTCTCATAGTAGTCAACAATCGATGAAAGCTGTCGTATATAACGGATGATATCAGCCATATTGTGACTAAGATTTTCATAACCCTTCGTTGTCAATCCATAAAATGCGTTGGTTGGCGCTTTGCCCTCCGCTAAATCATCTAGGTATTCTTGCATCGTTTCTGGTGTCAGAACAGTCCATTCTACGGGTAACGCTCTGACGGCACCCGGCTTTGGCGGGTGATAGACGGGTGCTGGCTTTTCAATCGTGACCACTTCGACCGGCGCGACCTGAGTTGGTCGCTCTAGTGCGCTGCACCCGCTAAGAATCAGGATCGGTAATACTTTCGAGATTTGTGAATACATCAGCAGTACCGCGATTGATGATCTTTTCGATCAGTTTTGGTTTCCGTAAAGACAGCACATCGAGATTGTGCTTTGCGAACTTTTTTCGTATGTCCTCGACCTCCTCCATCGCTTCTTGATGCTCTTGCGTGAGGCGGTCAATTTTCAGCAAAACCGCTTGTTGTTTCTTCTGTTGCTCTTCGATCTCCAGGTTTTGGTCGGAAATCGTGGTTTCCAGCAAAGCCTGGTTACGCATCGCTTGGTCGATTTCAGTTTGTAAGGCTTTCTTTTCGGCCTCTGCCTGATCGTAATACATCTTAAAACCGCTCAAGGACAGGACTAAAACCAAGCCTAACCCTGCGGAGACTTGC